CTCGTGCTAAACAGTTGAAGTCATTGTTTCGTATGGTTACTCCTCATTTGACATTGAAAGACATTCCAATGGTTGCAGTGAATCACACGTACAAAGAAATTGGAATGTTCCCTAAAGATATTCTTTCAGGCGGTACGGGTATTTACTACTCAGCAGATAACATCTATATCATTGGTCGTCAGCAGGACAAACAAGGTACTGAACTGATGGGTTATAACTTTATTATCAATGTTGAGAAGTCTCGCTTTGTACGTGAGAAGTCTAAGATTCCTGTTGAGGTTTCGTTTGAAGGTGGTATTAGCAAGTGGTCAGGTCTCCTTGACATGGCACAAGCATCAGGTCATGTAGTCAAACCGAGCAATGGTTGGTATTCAAAAGTAGATGTATCTACAGGTGAAGTAGAAGATAAGAAGTATCGTATTAAGGATACTTATACTAAAGAGTTTTGGTTACCTATTTTAAAAGACGAAACTTTCTTGGCATGGATTAACAAACGATACGCTATTTCAAGCGTTGACGGGATAATGCGTGATGAAGTTACTGAACAAGATATTGAAGAAGCCTATGGGCAAGTCGAAGAAGCCTGAAGGTGAATGTGACCGCTGCCAAATAACTATTTGGAGTGGGGATAAAGCAATATGTTTCCATGGGGATAATGGAGAATTGTTCCTGTGCGAAGCCTGTATTGAAAAAGTATATGGTGAACATTCTAAGGAATGGTTTGAATGAGATATGATATTGAAGAATTAGTAAATTTGATTTGCCAATGGCATCGAGATAGAAACTTAATCGACGGTGCTAATGACAAGGATCAGGTATGTAAACTAATCCAGGAAGTTGGAGAACTTTCGGATAATGTTTGTAAAGGAAAAGATGTTAGTGACGATATTGGTGATTGTATTGTTGTACTAATCAATATTGCTGAAAGAAATGGATTACGTCTAGACGAATGTATTGCAAAGGCCTATGCCGACATCAAAGATCGTAAAGGTAAAATGATAGATGGCATCTTTGTGAAGGAAGAAGACCTTCAATAGGAGAACAAATGATCGTTCTTATTTGTGGATTACCTGGTTCGGGTAAAACTTGGTTAGCTGAAAGACTATGCCACGAACAACCTGACTTCGTGCATCTCAATGCAGACTTTATACGTGAAGCAGTAGATGATTGGGAATTTGATTTAGATGCAAGGTTCCGTCAAGCAATGCGTATGCGGGGACTTGCTTATTGTGAAGCGGTATTTGGACGTATTGCAATAGCAGACTTTGTTTGTCCTCTACCTGAGACTCGAAAAGTATTTAATTCTGACTATACAATATTCCTTGACACTTTGGACATAAGTCGTTATAATGATACTAATAGAATGTTTGTAAAACCTGAAAATGCAGACTATACTATTAAAGAACAATTACGTGAAGAATCAGTTGAATTGATTCGTAAAAGGATTCTAAATGCAAGAAAGACTGGACAACATAATTATAGGAAACCTACTTTCTGATGATGAATATTTCAGAAAGGCTATTCCTTTTCTAAAAACGGAATACTTTACAGGTGAGAGTAAAACTCTCCTTCGTAAAATTCAGGACTATGCTGACAAGTACAACAAGGCTCCTACAAAACAAGCACTAGCTATTTCTATTGAAGAAGATAGGACTATCAGTGAAGGCGAACTGCCTGCGTTGAGTGAATGGTTACAGGGCGCTGATGTAGAAGCGGTTGATAAAGAATGGTTACTGGATCAGACTGAAAAGTATTGTAAGGATAAAGCAATCTACAATGCTATCATGGACAGTATTCAGGTCATTGACGGCAAGGACAAAGACAGAGGTCCTGATGCTTTACCTGATATGTTGTCAAAGGCCTTGCAGGTTGGCTTTGATAACAACGTAGGACATGACTATATTGAAAACGCAGACAAACGATATGAATTCTATCATAGATTAGAAGAAAAGATGCCGTTTGATCTTGCAATGTTTAATGACATTACAGAAGGCGGTTTAGCAAACAAAACACTGAACGTAGCACTTGCAGGTACAGGTGTAGGTAAGTCATTATTCATGTGTCATATGGCAGCAAACTGTATTTCACAAGGCAAGAGTGTTTTGTATGTGACACTTGAGATGTCAGAGGAAAGGATTGCAGAACGTATTGACGCAAATCTAATGAACTTGCCTATAGGACAGTTGAAAGAATTGTCTAAACAAATGTTTGAAGATAGGATACAAAAGATAAATGAAAAAATACAAGGCAGGCTTATCGTCAAAGAATACCCGACAGCCTCAGCACACGCAGGACACTTCAAAGCGCTCCTCAACGAACTCAAACTTAAAAGAAACTTTATACCTGATATTATTTTTATTGACTACCTTAACATATGTAGTAGTAGTAGGTTCCGTGCTGGTTCGTCAGCAAACTCCTATACAATCATTAAGTCCATTGCAGAAGAGCTCCGAGGATTAGCAGTTGAACATGATGTCCCTATAGTTACAGCAACACAGACTACAAGGAGTGGTTACAACAGCAGTGATGTTGAATTGACTGATACCTCAGAATCATTTGGCCTTCCCGCTACAGCAGACTTGATGTTTGCTCTTATAAGTACAGAGGAGTTAGAGAAACTTGGGCAGATCATGGTCAAACAATTGAAGAACAGATACTCGGACCCTACACGCAACAAGCGTTTTATGATAGGTGTAGATAGACCGAGAATGAAATTGTTTGATGTAGAAGGTGATGCACAAGAAGGACTACAAGATACGGGTAATGATGTTCCTGTTTTTGATAATACAAAAGCAGGTGGTAATTATGAGGGATTTAAATTTTGATAAACGAAAAGACATATAAGTTTCAAAGAATAGATAGATTGCATTTTCTTAGAGAGTGTCTAGGAAATGATGACGTTAGTAATTTAAAAATACTAGACTATGGGGGCAATCACGGAAATCTTTTAAGAGACGGTATCCAGGAAGGAGTTATTGATCCTAAAAATTATACTTGTGTCGATGTAGATTATCATGTGTTGGAAGAAGCTAGAGAAGAATTTCCTGAGGCTGAATGGATTTACTATAATAGGTTTAATCAGTGTTATAATCCTACAGGTGAGGAAAAGATCCCTCTTCCTTTTGAGGATAACACTTTTGATATAGCATATGTTTATAGCGTTCACACACATTGTTCTTATGAGGACTTTGTTTTTGATCTCAAAGAATTGAGGCGAGTAGCAAAAAAAGTATTTACCTCTTTTTGTGATCCAGAACTGCTTAGATTTGTTGCTATGAAAAGAAAGTTTGATTATGATGAAGTACATGAAGACTGGGAATGGAGTAACATAAAACAAGTATCTTCGTATAAGTATTATGTGGATGAAGACCTCACTACTACCAATCCAGAGGAAATTAAAAACAATTGTACACACCTTCTTACTCTTTACAATGTTGACTGGTTAAAAGAAAATCATCCTGAGATAACTAAAATTATTCCTACTATGGCTATGGTAAATGATATACACGGTGTTACTCAACCCTTTATAATTATAGATGGATAGAATATATCGTTCCTACATGGAACACATAGTCACGTGGCATTGTAACCTGAAATGTACAAACTGTAGCTCAGGGTCGCCTTTCCAGCCTCACCGTGATGATGACTTGTCGATATTTGTTCGAGATTTAAACCTATTAGGTAAATATGTCGATACCCCGTACATAAGATTAATAGGTGGGGAGCCTTTGATGCACCCACAAATATTACAATACCTTAGAGAAATACATAAGGCAGGGTACAAAGCAAATGTTTCTACTAACGGCATAATGATTCCTCAAATGCCAGATGAGTTTTTTGATCTGGTAGATAACTTATCTGTTTCCATATATTCAAACAATAATATAAACTATGCTAAAATCGTAGACTTCCTAGATAAAAAAAATATTAGATGGGAAAATGTTTGTGATGTAGACAACGTACATACATTTGAAGCAATGCAAAAGTTTAAGGATGATTATTCTTGGCATGAGACAGGAAGTTTTATTGTATTAGATCAATATGAGAAACATACTGACGAAAGTTGTCAGGAGATTTATGACCCTTGTCTGTTAAAGGATATGTGTCATTCTTTTATGAATGGTAAATATTACAAGTGTAATATATGTATTACCAAAGGCCCACAGTATGATAACATGGGCATACCTGTAGAATGGAATTTTGAAGAAGAAGACGGATACGATTTTACAGGCGACAACGAGGAAGAAATACTTGCTGGACTTAGAGATTTTGTATATGGTGAATCTCACAAACAACCTTTAAAGGCCTGTTATTATTGTAAAGGTTATAGTAGTTCTTATAATGAACCACACGGGCAGTTTACAAAAACCGAAATTAACGATATTATAAATAATAAGATACCCATAACAAATATAATATAGGGGATTCTGATGGCAGAAGAAAATAAACCATTACCAGCTGATTGGGATGGTGACGGACAAGTATCAGAAGAAGAAAAGAAGATGTATCTCGAATTCAAACGTAAGCGTTTAGAGGACGAGGATGCAATGCGAGACGCACAGCGCAATATGGCCTGGTTCGCACTTTACGGTATGTTACTATATCCGTTTGCGGTAGTCGGGTCTACATTCTTTGGCCTTGAGTCAGGAGCGTCGGTGTTAGGAGATATGGCTCCGACATATTTCGTGTCAGTTGCGGCAATTGTTGCTGCTTTCTATGGCAAATCCGCATTGGAGAAAAAGGACTAAATGAGCACATTCTTATTCGGCGATGATTGGAGAGTACATCTTGCGAGAGGTAAACTCCGCAATGCACTTCACATTCACAAGTTTGCCGCAAACAATGCTCCGGCAAATGGCGTAGAAGAAACTGTTTGGGACGGTTCTACTTTATATCCGTGGGCTACTACATGGGATCTCGGTGCCGCAAATGTACATCTCAAATCAGATGATGAAGATGATGCGGGCATTACAGTCTTTATTCAGGGTCTTGATGCAGACTTCAATGTGCAATCAGAGACAGTCACCCTTGACGCTACTGACCCAACAACAACCGCTGTAGCATCTCAAAACACTTATAGTAGATTGTTTAGAATGTACAACACTTCTTCACAGCAAGAAGTAGGAGATATTTCAGCACATTACGGTACCTCTTCTGGCATTAAAATCGCTCAGATTACTTCGGGTGAGGGGCAGACACTTATGGGTGTCTATACTGTTCCAGCGGGACACATAGGGCTATTGATGCATTATGAATTTGCTGGTAGTGCCAACTCTGCTATCACATCTAGATTGCAGATGCGAGAACCAAATGGTGTATTCAGAACAATGCACAAGGGCGCAACATATGGCGGTCAGTATGAATATATCTTTGGCGTCCCAGTCACACTCGCGGAGAAAACTGATGTTGACCTTAGGGTCACTGCTGGTACTGGTAGTGCGCTTATCACCGGCACATTTAACCTTGTTCTAGTCAAAGAAAACGAGTTTAATGAGTGGTCAGCAGGGTACTAATACCCAGAGTACCCTAGTCAGCACAGCCCCTTACAGACCCTTGTAGGGCTTTCCTACCTCATTGATTATTAAGGCATTTTTAATGCTTGACAAGTGAACCTACATATAGTAATATAAGCACATAAGTTGTTGATTTCATTAGGCCAAATAATTGGAAAAAAGTGAAAAAAATGCTTGACATTTCCTCAGATTCGTGTATAATAAGCATTATAAAATGAAAAAACGGTTGTGAGGACTGTATTATGAAACTAGTAATTTATACTCAATTCTGCGAGAACTATGGTGCCCACGATTGGGACGGCACTGGAGAGTGTCCGCAGGGTTGGAAAAACAAAGGTGGCGACACCTATGTGGTTGAGGTTTCCCTCGCCGAGGCGCAGGATCCTGCGTTTTATGCGGCCGTGGAGAAGTGCATTGAGCATTCCTCCGATTACTCCGAGGAGTATATTGTCGGCCAGGATCTGGTTGACGATTGCGATTTCGATCCGTCAACCTTGGTCCCGGAATGGGAAACCATCACTTATGCTCGCCTGAGCATTGATGGTCACCTCAACTGCGAGAAGGATGTTATGTCCTACGATATGACCAACACGGTCATAGGACAGCGTTCTTGGAAGCAAGACGAGAACGGCCAGCGTGAATGTTCCCTCATTCGTTTTGAGGAGGCAGCGTAATGGTAGATAAAAGACATGGCGGTCCTTATGACCGTGGTTCTGCAGATAGTTATTATCAACGTGGTGAAGACCCGCATTATTATGTAGGCGCCAACTACAACTCCGAAAATAAGGTTGACATCACTGATAAAAATAGTGTAGAATATAAAGAATATATGCTAGGTTATGAAGATAACGAGCGTATTGGTTCCCATAAAGAATGGGATTAACTTTGATGATGAAAGGAGACATTTATGTCTAAAACAGCTACAACCCAGAACCAGAAGGTTCTTAACTTCCTCCGTTCCGGCCAGTCACTGTCTGCCAAGCAGGCTCAGGGTCTGTTCGGTGTTGCTTCTCTTGGCAAGCGTGTAAGCGAGCTCCGTGCAAACGGTCATGCTATTTACACTAACACTGCTAAGAACGGTACTACAGTGTATCGTCTGGGTACTCCTAGCCGTGCTATGATTGCAGCTGCCTATCAGGCTGCAGGTTCCTCAGTATTTGAGTAATCCTTTGTAATGAGGTATGGGCTCCACCTTAACGGGCCCACCTTATTATTGTATTCGGAGATACTAAATGGCAAATCACGTAGATAACTTCCTAAAGATCACAGGTAATCACGCCTGCATGGCTGAATTTTCACGCATTTTTGAAGAACTATCAGAACAAGAAGGTCTACAAAATGCTAGATTCTTACCTGAGTGGGATGATGAAGATTATCCTTCAAGGGATTGGATGCAAGATTACATAGGTCCCAAGTGGGCTCATGTTGATTACTACGAGGAAGGCAATGATTTTGTCAGTATCACCAGTGCTTGGTGTAGTATATTTCCGTTTACAAAAAGTTTAGCTCGACATCTTGAGGAGTTTGACCCTAAGGTACGCATTGAACTTACATATATAGATGAGTTTATTAACTTTGCTGGTGCTGCAGTTTGGGCAAACAATGATTGGGATGTTGAAGAAGAAGATCATAATTATTTTGAAAAAGAATGGTTAGATGCCGACGGTGTTGCCTTTGACCATGAGGACTATGACTCTTGGGAATACCGAGACATGGTTAACGAGAAGATTGCTTATTGGGCTAATGAAATGGCCTGTTGGATGGAGAATATGGATGAGTAAAATTGGTTTTACCTGTTCCACTTTTGACTTGTTACACGCTGGGCATATTACAATGCTCAAAGAAGCAAGTAAGCAGTGTGACTGGTTGATTTGTGGACTACAAACAGACCCTACTATTGATAGACCTAACAGTAAGAACAAACCTATTCAGTCTCTTGTAGAACGCTACATTCAGCTTGAGGCTGTGAAGTATGTAGATGAAATTGTTGTGTATCAAACTGAAAAGGATCTTGAGGATCTATTGCTTACACTTGATATAGATGTTCGCATTGTAGGTGAAGAATATAGAAATGCAAAATTCACTGGACAAGACATTTGTTCTAAGCGTGATATTGAAATTTATTATAACAAAAGAGAACATAGCTTCTCTACTACTGAACTCCGTGAGCGTATTCATGCCGTTGGATCAAAGAGTATTAAAGCTGTATCTTGAGGATTGGGAATTCAATATGAATGATGATGAAATTAAAAGAAAGATTGCTAAGGTTGTACTTGCTTCACGCAGGACATTGAATCCATCTTTTAAGGCTTATTGGAAAGATACTGCCAAAGCTATGGCGACTAAATACAACGTAAGTCTAACAGAAATAGAAAAATGTCCGGAGTATTATAATGAAGTTAAAGCTAGTCGCTATCACTAATATTTTTAAAAACAATGGTACATACGACCTTCCAATGTGGCGAGTAACAGGTGCTAATGAATATATCGTTGCTAGATTTGATGAAGAACCTGATTGGAAACAAGTAGGTGAAAATATATCAAATTTTTTGCACTCTTTACAAGGAAATGTAGACCAACATACTAAAGAAGTTTACTCAGGATTTGAATTATATAACAACGATTCTCTGACACATGGAGAAAATTTCCAATTACATAATGGTGGTACTATAGATTTTCCTGCACAAGATGTCACTAAAATAGATGTGTCTGAAATAATGGAAGGAATTCAAGGCACCCAATCCTAGGTATTATAAATAGAGGTATGTATAGATTCAAAAAATACCTCACTGAGGCCACAAACGAAGATAAATTGACTCACCTTGAACACGTTGAGGACCATGCTGTCCACGGTGGTTCCAAGGGATTCGCTCATGCCTTTCATACACTAAACGGTGTACATGATACATTAATGGGCAAACAGGGTGG